CTTCGGGATTATTTAAGAAATCATAATCATCAGTATCATAAATTTTTTGAAGTTTCTTGAGATTAACAACATATTGCTTAACTGTATTTGGTTTTAAAGTTGGTCTCGATTTTGAAATATCTTCATTTGGATTTTTAGTATCAATAGACATATTTATAATATAATAATAGATTATTTTTTATATTATAAAAACGAAAAAAATGGATATTTAAAAGTGGTTGGGGTAAATGTTAAAAAATGATCGACTAAAGGGTTGGGGCTAACATCTCTTTTTTTCACTTTCTACCCCTACCACTTTTTGAGATCCAATATATTCTAATATAATCTTTTGGGTTTCACTTAATTTTTCGAGTATTTCAATAAGCTCATCATTTTTAGTTTCTTGTTTTAAATACAAAGATTTGTATTTCTTACATCTCTCGCATTTTTTACTACACTTCATTTATACTAAATATATATATTTTTTTATTTATGCAAAATAACAATTAAATCTACCATTCTCGATAGTTGCAACCTTAAGCAATTCGATATAAACTCGTAGAGTATAAGTATCATCACTTAATCCACTTGGTATCTTATAGATAAGATCCATACCCTTGTTATTAATCCTCTCACCCTTATTAGGTCTAACACTATTCCATCTAAATAGGGTTTCTAATCCAACAGTTTTAGAAGCTTGTGCGTGTCCTTCTAAAGTTTCAGCAGTAATACTACTAGTCCCCGACCTCTTCACAATCTCATCATGAGTAAGCATAGGCACAGCACCTTCAGCAGCTTGAGTAGTAGCAAACTGAAGTGCCGAATTTTTGCGATCAACACTAAACTCAAATCGATCATTATATAGTAAATTATATTCTAGTGCGTTATCACCAAAGGCACTTGTACCATTGAGTAGAGATTTTGCTACAAAGTTATTATTCGCTTGGAGACCAAAAATTACCTTGGTGCAAAGACGACCATTCCCGCCAATTGGTAATGTTACATTAGCAAAGTCATCTACAGCAGTCCCAGCATCTTTTACACCAGTCCTCTTTGTGAGGCGATAGTCAGCATACTGAAAAGTTAATTTGGGGTTTTGCTGGGCGTATTTCTCCATAATATCTCCATCATAACTAATACTATCATAAACAAGCTTACATTCACCTTCATTAACATCAAATGCTAATGTATCAGCATCGCCATTATTTACACAGCATCGAAGAGATTTAACAGCACCCGAGAGAGAAGATGTGCTATCTACAAAAGTTAAATCGATATGGACTTCATCATCTAACATAAACATCGGCAACTGATTAAATTTAAGGAAGGGGAAAAGATCACTTAAATAGACCGAATAAACTG